TTTAATCAATTTTATAAAGAGGTTGGCTCATAGGATATAATTTATTATATTCATACAAAATGGTTTTATGTACTGGCTTATAGAAGATATAGAGCAGTTAAAGGTTTTTTGCAATAGTGGTTATAAAGAGGCATTCATTGAAATAATTCCCTTTAACGATATAATTCACCCGGCACAAAATGGTGTGTCTTTGGTGTATATTAGGCCATTACTCGCGAGTAAAGGGTTTATGCTATGCGTTGACCATAGTGAAACTTTAAATGGAGTAAACACGCATATAAACGCGGTTTTAAAAAAGTTTGATAAGTTATATTGTAGAGATAAAAAGGAAGTATTACATTATTTCTGCTTAAAAGAGCTTTATGACGTCAACCCACCCCCTACTACGTATATACGACCTACAACACAAACACATGAATTATACTATCGTAAACATTCGGATAACAAAGAGTTAAACAAAATTATCCCCATTGTAAAGCACTATGAAGTGTGTGAGATGATTTGGGAGGATCTAAAAGACAATATAAATAAAGATAAAAATAAATATTATGAATTCTATAACAATAAAACCTCAGTGGTATTCAACGCCATCGAGAGAAGTGGATTACGAGTACATGTACCAACATTCGAAGGATATTTCCATCCCCTTGATGGTGAATACGTCTACACTCAGTTCAACTTAAAAACAACAACAACAAGACCTAGTAATAAATTTAAAAATGTAAATTATGCCGCGCTTAATAAAGAAAACGGATGTAGAACTAGTTTTATTCCTCGTAATAGCAAACTTGTGGAGATTGATATTTCTGCTTACCATCCTAGTTTGGCTGCTCGTCTCATTGATTATAGCTTTACCACTAATGATATTCACTCTCATTTTGCTTCCCTATATAAAGTGGATTATAAGAAAGCGAAAGAGCTTACTTTCAAACAGCTCTATGGTGGAGTCTTTAAGGAATTTAAAAAACTTGAGTTTTTTCAAAAAATAGAAGAATATATTAATGGTTGCTGGCAATTATTTAATAGTCAAGGGTTTATAGAGTGTCCGATTTCGGGTTTTGTATATACGAAGGATGGGTTGGGGGAGATGAAACCGCAAAAGCTATTTAATTATATATTGCAAAATTTAGAAACATCCATGAATGTGTTGGTTTTATGGGATATTTTTCGTATATTACGGGGATACAAAACGAAGCTAGTGCTATATACTTATGATTCGTTTTTATTTGATTGGGATGAAGGAGAAACAGAATTATTAGAGAAAATAAGAGATATTTTCAAAAAATATAAACTAAATATTAAAGAAATAGAAGGTTATGATTACAACTTTGGAGAAACCGCTTAATATGTATAACGCGAAATACGACGTTATAACTAACATTCAAAATTTAAGCGACTTGAATAATAAATTATTTTGTACCTTCACCGATTTAGAGGGTCTAGACACACTTATAGAAAATATTACATTAAAATATGATATTATATATAACAAGCTTTTTGTACTAGAGATAGTAGGGAAAGATGAGTACGTAGTAACATATAATGTTGATCAAACTAACTTAAATTCAATCCCAGAGAATACTATTTTAGTACATCGTAAAAAGGAATCTAATACCTTATATACTATTAATGCTTTAAATGAGTTAATTAAAAAATTAAATGGTGGTGTAGTGGATACCAGATATAGAGTTGATTGGCAGCATTATAGAAATTGTGTTTTACTTACCCAACACAATGAACTAAATCAATTAAATACAAAAATTTACAAAATAATTGAAGTATAATAAATTAATATGGTTAATCTAATTGGAACATATAACCAAATTTTAAGTGAATACTTAGAATCTAAGTTTGAATTTCTTAAACCTGTAATTGAAGACAAGTATGATATTGAGCTAATAAAAACATTAGGTGAATCTTCTGGTATAGCATACTTAACATCAGATAACAAAGTGTTTAAATTAACTTCATCCCAACCCGAAATTAAAGTTTCTTTAGATTTACAAGATAACCCAAACCCATACTTCCCAGAAATATTTATGATAGATATTTTTAAGATTAGTGGTTCTAACTGGTATAGTTTATTGAAAGAATTTATACCTAAATTACCAGCTAAAGTTAAAAATGATTTTAAACAAATAGAAGAAACTATCTATGAATGGTTTGATGATTCTACAGATGACCCAACTGAGCTTTTGGATTATTACCTAAATGAATTAGCAACAAGCAGTAATTTATTTTTAGATTACTTAAAAGATGATAAACCAGAATTGGTGTATATCTATAAGCAACTAATAGAAATTACTAAAGTTGGAATTAAAAACAATACAACCTTAGATATTCATGATGAAAATTTAGGGTGGAAAAATAATCAGATAGTTTTATTTGATTATTAAGAATAAAAAAACTATAAAATAATTGACCTATAGTTTGGCTCCCCAAATTTAGGTTCGTATATTAGAGTTACATATAAACAGTTATAATTAAAAATAAGTTACATTTATGGATTTATCAATGCTTAAACAGAAATTGGATACCCTCCAATCAAAACCACAGGGTGGTCAAAAGACCGATTACACAACAATTTTTTGGAGACCTACAGTAGGTAAACAACAAATTAGAATTGTACCATCTGCGTTCAATTCATCTAACCCATTTACAGAACTTAAGTTCTATTATGGTATTACAAATAAGGTTATGATTTCACCACTTAATTTTGATGAAAAAGACCCTATTGCTTTATTTGCTCAAAAACTTCGTGAAGGAGAGTATAATAAAGAAAATTATGTACTTGCTAAAAAGCTAGATGCTAAAACTCGTACTTTTATTCCTGTTGTAGTACGTGGAGAAGAAGATAAAGGTGTTAGACTATGGCAATTTGGAAAACAAGTATACGAAGAATTACTTGCACTTGCTGTAGATGATGAAATTGGGGATTACACAGATATTGTAAATGGTAGAGATATTACCGTAGAAACAGTAGGACCAGAATCTACAGGTACTCCTTATAATAAATCATCAGTACGTGTTAGATTAAAAACAACCCCACTTAGTGAAGATGCTTCATTAGTAGAAAAATGGACAAGTGAACAACCAAACCCAACAGATGGTTTGTTTAAACGTTATTCATTTGATGAAATGAAATCTGCTCTTGAAAAATGGCTATCACCAGAAGAAGATTCTGAAGAAGTAATAGCTGCTCCAGTATCACCTTCACCATCAACCTCAAATAACAATTTTAGTTTAGATACTACAAAAGCTAAACAAAATAAAGCAGATGCTTTTGATTCAATGTTTGATGAAAGTGCTAAAAAAGTTGATGATCTACCCTTCTAAATATGGCGAAAAAAGTATCAAAGTCTCTCTCGGCGGCAGTGTCCGCCGAGATTAAGAACAAATTTGATCTTAATAAGTTTAAATCCTCTAAAGGTTTAAATAAAAACGTCAAATTTAAGGAACAACAATGGATACCATTATCCTCTGCCTTTCAAAAAGTAGCTGGAGTACCTGGTATACCAATGGGACACATTTCATTACTTAGAGGACATTCTGACACAGGTAAAACAACAGCTTTACTTGAAGCAGCAGTATCTGCTCAAAATATGGGAATACTTCCTGTATTTATTATTACTGAGATGAAATGGAATTGGGAACATGCAGCTCAAATGGGATTACAAGTTAATCTAATTAAAGATGATGAAGGTAATGTTGTTGATTATGAAGGTAATTTTATCTATGTTGATAGAGAAACTCTACATACAATTGAAGACGTAGCAGCATTTATAATGGATCTACAGAATGAACAGAAAAAAGGTAATTTACCTTATGATTTAGCATTTTTCTGGGATAGTATTGGATCAATTCCTTGTGCAATGTCAGTTGAAAAACTGAAGAATAACAATGAATGGAATGCCGGAGCAATGTCAACACAATTTGGTAATACAGTTAACCAAAGTATTGTAATGTCTCGTAAAGAATCATCACCATATACTAATACTTTAGTTGCAGTTAATAAAGTTTGGACAGCAAAAGCAGAATCACCTATGGGTCAACCAAAAATGATGAACAAAGGTGGAATGGCAATGTGGTATGATGCAACATTTGTAGTTACATTTGGTAATATTTCAAATGCGGGTACATCCAAGATTAAAGCAATTAAAGGTGGTATGCAAGTAGAATGGGGTAAAAGAACCAACTTACAGATTGATAAAAACCATGTTAATGGTATGCAATCGAGGGGGAAAATTGTTATGACAAACCATGGTTTTATCCAAGATACTGACAAAGATAAAAATGAGTATAAAAAGGCTCATGCAGATGAATGGTCTAAAATTCTAGGAGGAGGACAATTTAAAATTGTAGAAGACCAAGAAGATACAACCCCCGTTCTTTACGATGTAGAGGACTTATAGAAAGTAAAACATGAAACATAAAGAATTATTTAGTCTACTGGATAGCGTCCAGGAGGATCAGGAAGAGACTGTACAAAAGAAACATGATAGGGTACTAATTTTAGATGGTTTAAATCTATTTTTTAGAAACTTTGCCATGATGAATATGGTTAATCCTGATGGGGTTCACATCGGTGGATTGGGTGGGTTCTTCCGTTCTTTAGGTGCCATGATTAGACAAACAAATCCAACCTCTGTTTATGTAGTATTCGATGGGGCAGGTTCGACAACCAACCGAAAGAACCTGCTCTCCGAATACAAAGGGACAAGAAATTTACAAAGAGTTACAAATTGGGAAGCATTTGATAATATTGAAGAAGAACATGATTCTAAAATCGATCAAATAGTTCGTATTATACAGTACCTTAAATTATTACCTGTAAAGACCACTATATTAGACAAGGTCGAAGCGGATGATATTATTGCGGTGTTAGCTGAAAAACTAGTTGAAAAACATAATTCAACTTGCTTTATAGTATCTAGTGATAAGGATTTCTTACAGTTAGTAACTGATAAAATTATTGTATATAGACCAATGGAGAAAGAATATTATACTCCAAAGGTAGTAGAAGAAAAATTTGGTTTAAAACCATCTAATTTCATTCTACATAAAACATTATTAGGTGATAATTCAGATAATATTCAAGGTATTAAAGGATTAGGTGCTAAAGGCATATTTAAAAAATTCCCTGAATTAAAAACCCATGATTTAACCTTAGATGATATTTTCGATATATCAGCTAGGAAATTTAAAGATCATGTTGTATATTCACGCATAGTTCAGGAACAAGCTCGAATTGAAACTAATTATAAAGTTATGGATTTAAGTGTTCCAATGATTGATGATAGGGGAAAGGAGCATATAGATAATTTGATAATAGAAGACTTCCCAGATTTTAATCCTGAAATGTTTGTTCAATTTTATAATGAAGACAAAATGGGTGGGATGATTAGGAATTTAGAAACATGGTTAAAAGATATATTTTCACAATTTAAAGGTTATAAAGATTGACACTAAATAGTATAAATCAATACGGGCACGAATTTCAAATAAAGGTTTTATCGTCTTTATTAACTCATAAAGAATTCTTAGTTAATATACATGATATAATTTCTGATGAGTACTTTGAAAATCCAGCACAAAAATGGGCTATAAAAGAAATACTTAAGTATTATGACAAATATCATACTACCCCTTCTTTAGACATACTTAAAGTTGAATTACAAAAAGTAGATAATGAAGTATTACAAATATCTATTAAAGAACAACTTAAAGAAGCATATGTTAC